TTAAAAATTAGCATAATTTGACAACTTATCAATTGCTTTTCTTTCAGAAGACTTGGTTACATGAGTGTAAATATCCATCGTGGTATTAACGTTAGTGTGGCCAAGTCTTTTCTGCACATCTTTAATTGTAGCTCCCGATTCGAATAACAAAGAAGCATGAGTATGTCTAAATGAGTGAGGGGATAGAGAAGTTTTCATTTCCGATGACAAAAGAAAATTAATGTATTCTGGATAATGTAAAGTGTTATTCTTTCTATGAAAAATAAGCTGTTTATCATTACTTTTAGTTTTAAAACCATATTTTAACAATTCTTGCTTTTGATGTTTTTTCCAGATAATTAACTCAGATACAGTGGTATCATCAAGGCCTATGGTTCTATTAGAAGCTTTTGTCTTAGGCGTCGATATAATGTATTCTTTGCCTATTCTTGTAAGTGTTTTATTTACGGTTAATTGTTTGTATGAAATGTTAATATCTTCCCATGTTAAGGCGTATAATTCTCCCTTTCTGATTCCTGTAAATGCTAAGACACGGAATATTAAATAGTCTTGAAAGTTTAGTGTTTCTTTCGCTTCCGCCAGAAAATCTTTTAGTTCAGATAGTTCTAAAAACTGTTTCTTTTTTGTTTCATTTGTTTTATCTTTTTTAGGCATTACAACATATTGCATGGGGTTAATATCTATAATATCCTGAGCAACAGCATAGTGTAACATTTTTTGGGTTATTGATTTTAGCAGATAAAACGCTGAATATTCTTTACTCCATTTATTGACCGCTTTTTGACACATTAGTTTTGTTAATTTATTTATTTTAATGTTGCCAAACTCTGGCAAGATGTGAAGCCTAAACATACGCTCTGTATGGCCTGCTGTGATAGGTTTAACTGTATTTACATATTGGGCATACCAAAGCTCGTATACGTCTTTAAACGTGCTATAATTCTGTTTTACGAAACCTTTGGAATCCACTTCAAGTTCTAGTCTAGATAATGCCAGCTTTGCTTCTTTCTGTGTTCTAAAACCACGACGTGTGGTGCGTCTGCTTTTACCCGTTACTGGATCAACACCTAAATACGCGTTGAACATATAGGCTGTTGATCCATCTTTTTTTGTATATTTTTTTATTGAAGCCATATCTAGCAACTCCTTTATTCAAATTTCATTGCGGAAAGGAAATATTATCTAAAAATATTTCTAATCATACTCTCCAATATCTTTTAGTTGTAAAAATAATTTGGCATAGTCGGATTTTAGCTCTTGATACTCTTCCTCAGTGAACTTATAACTTGGACCAGTACGAAGGTTTAAGTGTATATAGTCAATGTTCAATTCTTTGCATAATCGTTTTTCTACTTCATATTTATTCATATTGATCCTCCTTGGGGAATGTATGTTCTTGTGTGGATGAAAAGAAAAGCCCGAAGGCTAATCTTTATACTGTTGCTTTGAATTTTGCAGCTTTTTCAAATGATACAATAGGGCTAAATTGAATTTCTATTTCTCCAGGTTGATTTAACCCGAAGTGGGCAATACAGTCCATTTCTTTTCCAGAAGCTACCGATCCCATCGTGTTGTCATTCGGATACGTTTCGGCTTTTTTGTTATCAGAGCCGTATACTTCAATATCCATACCCACTGGAATATCTTTATCACCGTTGTTTTTAACAATATATGAAACTTTAACAACCTGTGCAGGTTGTTTTTCAGTAAATTCATTACGTTCTTCTGTAAGTTCTACTCCTGTTAGAGTATATTCTGCATTTCCTACTTTGACTGTATCGCCGATATTATAAAACTTATTTTCTTCTTTTTCATCTTTTGATTTTGAATTTTTGCTTGTTGATGATTGATTAACTTTTTCTCCACCGTTAGAAGAAGCTTTTTTATCATTACCACCAAGCGATCCTCCAATAATTATTAAAACAATAACAGCCAATACCCAAAACCAAATTTTTTTATAAAAAGGTTTTTTTTCTTTCATAGTATAAGTTTTACCGTCTTCGCCTATCACTTTTTTTGCCATTTTTTTCTCCTCTTTCTGATATAATTTTTTATACTCATAGCTCTCTACAAGAGAAATGCCCATGTTAGCGCACGGGACTTTTTATATAATTACACGTCCGATTACATATAAAACATCTAATTCGTCAGCGTAAAAATCAGGATATAATCGATTTCCATCTTCATCTATTTCAGTATTTAGAGACACCAGACGCAGCCTAGTTCCTTCTAGGTACATTTTTTTAATAAATGCTTCGCCATTAATTTCAATTGCCCCAATCTGTCCATTATAGATATCCATAGTTTCTTTTACAAAAACAATTTCACCATCTTGAAAAGTAGGGTACATACTGTCTCCACAAACTTGGAATGCTAAATCATACTGCGAAGGAGCTGAGCCTACTTCAACAATTTCTATACAACCTTTGTCATTAAATGCACCTCCACCAGCTGATAATCTGCCTGAAAGTTCTACAGTGGTTGTATTTGTTGGCATGAAAGCAATAACTTTATTATTAGATGTATTTCTTTTTTGCTCTTCTAATTGATGCTCGGCATACCTACATACTTTCTGCTTTCTTGTAGTATCTAACTTATTATAGATAGCTTCTATCGAAGAAAAATCATTCGAAGTGTTCCAGCCCATCAATTCTTCGGGAGTTGTTTTTAGAATTTTAGCAATAGTTATCAATCTCTCTGTAGGTAGTTTTTCGATATCGCCTTTTTCATATCTAAAAATTGTTGAACGTGATACACCAAGTTCATTAGCGATTTTATCAGCGCTAATATTCAATTCTTTTCTTCTTAATTTCATGCGTTCGCCTACATTCATTTTATCACCTCCAATAATCATTATATATTGCAGGTTGCATAATTGCAACAAAAATAATTGCATAAATGCAACTTTTTTGTTGACTGATAACATTCAAGGTGGTATATTACAAATATCAAGTCGCATAAATGCGATTTTAGAGAGAGGTGTTATAAATGATTAATGTTGCTAAATTAAAAGGCCTAATTGTTGAAAGAGGAACGACCCAACAAGCTGTAGCTGATTCTATTGGCATAGACAGAAGTACTTTCTACAGAAAAATGAAAAAAGGTGGAGATTTTTCTATAGAAGAGGCAAAAGGCATTAAAGAACAGGTTCCGTTATCAGATGCAGAAGCGATAGAAATTTTTTTTGGCAAAGAAGTCGCATTTACGCTACAAAAGAAAGGTTTAGGGGTGGGAACTGATGACCACGTTTGAAGAAGCGCTAAAACCATTATTTGATCAGTGGTTAGAGGAAGCATTGCCAGAAATAGGATGTAGGTTTAGACAGGAGATTGAATCGGAACTAGAGGCAAAAAACCAACAAACATTATTCAATCAAACGGAAATGGCGAAACGGCAAGGCGTTTCTGTAGAAACATTTAGAAAATGGCGAAAAGCTGGCTTGCAAGCAGAACCTAATCCCACTGGTAAATTGTTATTTGATTTAAATAAAGTTAATAAATGGCGAAAAGATAATGCTGCTAAGAAAGAACTTTAACTATATAAGGAGGCAGAACATGAAAATAACAATCGAAGGAACACCAGAAGAGATAGCAGAAATGCTCCAAGCTATTGCGAGTAGCAAGGAGCAGACAACGATAAATGTTGAGTCAGTTATAAAAGAAATAGAAAAAACTAATCTTCAACGTTTACCAGGTTTAGTTCAATAAGAATATTAAATAATGCTTCTTCAAAAATTTTAACTGATACTTCATTAAATGCTCTGTCAGAAGCTACAAACGAAGTAACTATAGAAGCATCATCTTTGTTAAGATCTTTCTCAACATAACGTTTAAATAAAGAATGAATAAGTTTTTGATTGTTTTTAAATGATGCATCAGTGTTTTTATTAATGATTTCCATCAATTCACTTCGTTTCATAATATCACCACCTTATCAATTATTTCAGTGGACCACTCACTGATAAGAGAATTTTAGCAAAAAAAAATTATATAAATCAATAGCATAGGAGGTTAACCATGAAAGCAATCCGAGAAGCACGATTGATAGGCGCATTTTTATTGATGATTGTATTAGGAGTATTACTGAAAACCCACTTTTCAATGCCAATACTAGCAACGTTAAGTGCACCTTTCTTTATCCATTGGTTTTTTAACTGGGACGAAGCCAAGTATCAATACTCTAAAAGGAGGTGATAAAAAATGTATGTAGCTGTAGGTGAAGCTAGTAGAGAAACATACGTGACTGGAGAAACCCAAGCAGAAGTCTTTAGAAAATTGCTTGAAGAATATCCATATATTTCATTTGATGAAGGTGTTTATCCAGAAAGGCTAAGCATAGTACAAAAAGAGCCCCAATCGTTTGCAGACGATTAAGGGCAAATATTGAACAAAAAAATTCAAAATTTATTAACTAAGGAGAGTATATCAAAATGAACGATAAAATTCAAAATTTATTAATGGAACTTGTTAAAGAATGTCGAAAAGGAGAAGTTGCTCTCGTTTTAGCAACTGTTGATCCAGAAAGAATGGAACCATCCAGTGTTTTACTTGCAGGTTCTTTGCCTGAACAAGCAATTGCATTTAGTGAATTATTTGAAAAATTTAAAGAAGAAGCACTTGCTCATGATTGTGATTGTCCGCAATGTAAACAAATAAAAGAATCATTTATTGGTGCAGAATCATCTTCAACTAAACAAAACAATGAGGAAAAACTAGATACATTGTTAAGAGATTTTTTACGAGGTGAGTTGTAATGATTGAAGTAAGAGGTTTAGGTAACGATATTTATGAATTAATGCTAGCAAACGCACAGAATAACATTGTCCAATCTGTTCGGACATCTGCATCTTATGGCAATACAAGTTGTGTGGTAAACAGTAAAGGAGCTACAAAACCATTTTTAGATCAATTACAAATGCAAGGTGTCGATTATATCGAATTGGAAGATGAAAAAATAAAACTATTTTGGGAGGGGTTGTAATGCCTGAATTTGATTCGTTAGGGGCAAGACAAGAGCCGCCAGAAGAAAAAGAAGCATTAGAGCTAACGTGGGAATACGATGAGGAGGAAGAACAATGACCGAAGAAATATTACACAGTATCAAGAAAGAACAAGAAATTACAAATAGTTTGTTAGAAATTATCGCTAATAGAATAGAACGAAATCGTAAATCAGTAGTTTATTCTTCGGATAATTCAAAGGATGATCTTTTAAAAAGAATTGAAGAACTATCCGAAGAAAACATACTTTTGAAGAGTCGAGCGGAACAAGCTGAAAAGTCATCGAATATAGCTAATGATGAACTTTCTAAATTAAGAATGAGTATCTTTAGCAATCGAAGAATCGGATAGAAACAACTTAATGCTATCTAATTCAAAACCAATAAAATCTGTGTCAAAGCGATTGTTTTTGTATACTTTTTCAATCATTGATAAACAGGATGTATCCATTTCTAGTTCTAGGTGTCCGAGAATCGGTTTGGTAGGAAATATACCAGTAACAATGTCGTAACAGCTATTTTTATTTGGCAAAAGAAAATTAATAGAATGTCTCGTTTCGTCAATCATCAGTACAACATCTGATTTAAGTTTGATAAAAATGACATTTTCTCCACAAAGATAAGTTTTTACTTCGATGAATTCGCCATCAATAGTTTTTTGTAGTTTTGGCTCCATCAAATAATCATACATTAAAATCACTCCTTTAAGGAAAGTGTATCAAATTTATAATACGAACAAAAAGAGAACAAGGAGGTAAGTACGATGAGCAAATCAACGCTTGAAATGACTCACGATGAGTGGTTATTAGATCGTTTAAAGGGTATAGGTGGATCAGACGTTGCAACAATCTTAGGTTTGAATCAATATAAATCAGTTTATCAATTATGGCTAGAGAAAACAGGTCAAGTTGAGTTGAAAGATACAGAAAGCGAGCCAGCCTATTGGGGAAATGTTTTAGAAGAAGTTGTTGCGAAAGAGTTCCAAGAAAGAACAGGAAAAAAAGTTCGTCGTAGAAATCAAGTCTTCGAACATTCGCTCCATCCTTTTTTAAGAGCAAATATTGATAGAGAAGTGGTTAGAGAAAATGCCATTCTAGAATGCAAAACTGCAAATCAATTTTTAGCGAAGGAATGGGAAGGAAACGAAGTGCCGCTGAGTTATCTTTGCCAAGTTCAGCATTATATGAATGTTTTGAATAAAGACTATTGTTATATTGCAGTTTTAATTGGTGGTCAGAAATTTATTTGGAAACGAGTAGAACGTGATCAAGAATTAATCGATGTACTGACCGAGCAATTAGTTAATTTTTGGGAAAACAACGTAATCAAAAGCATTGAACCTATTATTGACGGAAGTAAGGCAACAGCTGACTTTTTAAAGGATAAGTATAGCGACATAGAAGAAACGCAAACCACTTTACCTGCTTCATTCGATGAATTGATAGATCAAAAAAATGAAATGAAGAAAACCAAAAAAGAGTTGGATGTAGCTATTAGAAAAATTGAAAATGAAATAAAAAGCGAATTGGGAAAAAGAAATGCAAGCATTGGTATTACCAAAAAACATATTGTTGAGTGGAAGGAAATACCTACTAAAAGATTGAACAGTAAAAAGTTTGCTGAAAAATATCCTCAAATTGCAGAAGATGAAGAAATATATATGGTTACTACGCCACGAAGATTAATAGAAAAGGAGATTAAGTAATAATGGCAACAAACGAAACATTAAAAAATCAATTATCACAACAAAATCAAAAACAAGTTCCTGCGAATCAATTAGGTTTAAAAGGATTAATGAATACTCCTACTATGAAGCGGAAATTTGAGGAAGTTCTTCATGAAAATGCTAATGCTTTTATGTCAAATGTCATGACTTTAGTTTCTAATGATAGCTACTTGGCAGAAAGCGAGCCAATGTCTATCTTAAGCGGGGCTTTAACAGCTGCTACATTAAATTTAGGATTAGATAAAAATCTAGGTTATGCCTATCTCGTACCATTTAATACTAAAAATAAGCAGACTGGCAAATGGGAGAGGAAAGCCCAGTTTATTTTAGGATATAAAGGGTATATTCAATTGGCTCAACGATCAGGTAAATATAAAGCATTAAATGTTATTGAAGTCTACGAAGGAGAGTTACTGAGTTGGAACAGGTTAACGGAAGAATTTGAATTTGATCCAAATGGTAGACAATCAGACGATGTAATTGGATATGTTGGATATTTTGAACTATTAAATGGCTTCAAGAAAACTGTTTATTGGACCAAACAAGAAATTGAAGCTCATCGAATTGCAAATAGCAAAGACAAAGAAAAAACAAAATTGAGCGGTGTCTGGGCTACAGATTATAATGCGATGGCTCGTAAAACAGTATTAAGAAATATGTTATCAAAATGGGGAATTTTGTCCATCGAAATGCAAGAAGCGACAACTTCAGATGAAAAAGTTCAACAAATGCAAGAAGATGGAAATATTATTTCCGAAACGGAAGTAGAAGAAAATACTACGATGAAAACAGCAGAAGTAATTAATGAAGCTAATTCAGATTCATTGAATCAAACAGATTTATTTGATACTAAAAATCCACCATTAGAGTAAAGAAGGAGATGTAATGGCAAGACCTGCAAAAGAAGGTTTGGATTATTTTCCTCTTGATGTTGGAATTTTTGAAGACGAAAAAATAGAAGCTATTGCTGGGGAATTTGGTATTAAAGGAGAACTTGCGGTAATCAAACTGCTTTGTGCGATATACAAAAAAGGATATTTCATTTTGTGGGATGATTTATCGCAAGCAACTCTTTTAAAACGCCTGCCTGGAGTAAGTAAGGAAATGCTCAATCAAATAGTGAACCGCTTAGTCTTATGGGGATTTTTTGATAAAGAACTGTTTGACTCGGTCAAGGTGCTTACGAGTGAGAATATCCAAGCGACATTTTTCGAAGCGACAAAAAGACGGAAAACACCAAAACCAACTAAATATATAGTTAATGTCAACAATAACTCTCAAAGTGAAACAGTTAATGCTGACATTAATGCACAAAGTAAAGTAAAGGAAAGTAAAGTAAATAAAAGTAAAGTAAACAAAAAAGAAACAGAAAGTAGCATTAATTCGTCGTCACCTGAAACGTCGGTTGAAAAAGCATTCTTTGAAGAGCCGTTAGGTGAAGAAAAGCTAACGGAGTTAATCCGCTATTATTCACAGAATGTAAGTCCTGCTACTCCTGTTAATATCACTGATTTACAATATGATCTTTCTGATTTCGACGGAGACCTCGAATTATTGAAAGAGGCTGTTAATATCTGTGCTAGAAATAATGAACGAAGATATAGCTATTTTGCTGGCATTTTGAAAAATTGGCGAGCAAATGGTGTAAAAACATATGCTGATTATCTAAATAACGAGAGAGAACGAGCAGATAAAAAAACACAAAATAAGCAATATCAAAATAAACCTGTTCGGCAAGAAAAGGTGCCTGAATGGATGAATCAAGAGAACGGTGAAGAAGAAAAAGTTTCGCCAGAAGAACAAGCTGAATTTGAAAGACAAATGCAAGAATTGTTGGGAGGATAAAACATGGATGAATTAGTTAAATTAGTGGAAGAATGGGCGAAAGAAAAGCGCTTAGATACAGCAGAGCCTGAAAAGCAAATGTTGAAAGTGATTGAGGAAGTCGGAGAAGTTGGCGCTGCATTGGCAAGAAACAACGAAAACGACCTAAGAGATGGTATCGGTGATGTGGTTGTGACGTTAATTATTCTCGCTATGCAAAATAACATGGACTTATACGAATGCTTAAATCAAGCATATAGCGAAATCAAAAATCGCCAAGGGGAAATGGTAAATGGAGTATTCGTCAAAGAAGCCGATTTGTAAGGTTCGAGGTGGAAGATATGCGAATTATTCTACCGATTGAACCAAAGCCACAAAGTCGCCCAAGATTCGCAAGGCGTGGAAATTATGTTCAAACGTACGAAGATCGAGCGATGAGAGCCTATAAACAAAAGGTAAAAGCGTATCTACGAAAGGTAAAACCAGAATTGATTGAAAAAGGGGCTATTTTTGCGCATATTACGTTTTATATCCATCCGCCTAAATCAGCTCTAAGCAATAAACAGAAACGCTTAGAAGTGGAATTAGAGCGGAAATATTGCGACAAAAAGCCTGATTTAGACAACTATTTCAAAGCAGTGACAGATGCTGCCGAAGGTATTTTATATAAAAACGATGGTCAAATTGCTGTGATGGTTTGCCAAAAGTTGTACAGTATGCGACAGCGAACAGAAATTGAAATTATGAGTTTGGAGGAAAAGGAATGACGAAAAACAAACTCAGAGAAACAAAAAGAGCCATTCGTCATAGAATTCTTTTTTTGACTGGTGATGATGAATCGTGGATGAATAATTCAGAAATCGTGGAAGAGGTCCAGAGATTATCAAAACAACTGAATTCTAATCTTATAAACGATAAGCGACCACTACCAAAAATAGATCCCGATAAGCTAACGAAAGAAGAATACCAGCGCTTATTAGACTTAGGTTATCAAGTAAACGATATTAAGAAAGCTCTCGGACTGGGAACAACCACATTTCAAAACTGGCGAAAGGCAAATGGCATAGAAAACATAATTAAGCGAAAAGAAAATAACAAAGTAGAGGAGAACAAACGCATGAAATTTAATTTAAATACAGCAACGTTACTTATTTCAAACAATTTTGGAGTGAAAGCAGAGGAATGTTTAACGATCTCAAAAAGCGGTCTGGCTTTAAGTGGTCCAGTAGTACAACGCTTGAACAAACCAGAATGGGTTCAACTATATTTAGACGAACAAAACAAAGCGTTATTTGTTTTGCCGTGTGAAGCAACTGCAGAAGGTGCAAGAAGTTGTGTAAGTCCTAAAGCAAATAAAAAAACAGGCTATCGAAAAAGCTGGAATGGTCACGTGTTAAGAAAAGCTGCCGAAGTTGGAGGCTTTAACATCGAAACAGATGTTTACCATGTAAAACCAGAAGAAGTGGAAGGACATCCAAACGCTTTAGGATTTGATTTGACAAAGGCGGTCAAAGTGAATGGGTAAAACTAAATCTAAAATCAAAAAGAAAAAACGCCGACTTAAAGAAAAAGCTATCGCAAACGGCACATACAATAAACGAGGTAAAAACGATGACGTGCATAAAATGCAAGGGACAGATGATTGTCTGGGAAAAAGATAGATTCGGTCATGCGAAAGCAATGCCTTGTCCGTTATGCAACAAAAGTGGGCAAGGTGTTGCGAAAAAGTTAGCTGAAATAAAGAAGAAATAAACGAAAGGAGTGGAGGTTTGGTCGACCATAAAGAATTCTTTACTCCTGAAATGATGAATAGTTACCAAAAGAAAAAGAAACGCAAAACACATTAGAAATACTAAAAGAAGCAATGGAACTTCTGGAAAATAAAACAAGCAGTTCATTTACTGAACCAGAACAGCTGTCATTATTTTAGAAGTGGATCCAAGAAGGCAAAGTGCAAAATCAGTGCGTGTTTTTGTCTGTTTTACGTTTCTTTATGGCTGGAAGGCTAAACCATAGAAGCAGAGCTGCAGGGAAAAATAGCAAGAAAACGTCTAAACTGATTTTATGTAATAAAAAGGCACCAGCGGAGGCTAATTATGAAATTAATCTATGTTTTAACTGGAAAAGAAGAAAATAAAAACTATGTAAAAAAATTTGTTGGAAATTATTGCAGTTTTGGACCTAAAGAGGATGCAAAAGCATTTACTAGTGAAGAAGCTGAACAGATGAGAAGACTGTTAGAGAATAGTGTAGGCAATGCGTTTGTTATTGATGATGACAGAGTATTATCACAAGGAGGATAAAAAATGGATGCATTAGAAGTATTACAAAAAATTCAAGAGTTAAAGGAAATATACGGTGACATTGAAGTTATGGTGAAATCGAATAGTGAAGGCAATGAATTTTTTAAGAAAATAATTGACGTTGATTTGCAAGCTGGAATGATTGACGAAGAAGGCGAATTTATTGATGAGAGAGTCATTTTAATTATTTGTGAGTAGGAGAGAAAGTGAATGATCTATATAAAAAATTTTATCCATGATTTTGATTCTTCAACAATTACCTTTGAAGTAGAACGTGAAGGGGTCACGAATCATGTAGAAACTAGAGATACTGGTTATGGAACGACTTATACAGATATTAATGATTTTACTGAAGATTGGCCAGATTCTGAATACAATCAATTAGAAGAGTTTTTAAACGGTTGTCAAGAAATAGTGCATTCATTTTATCGTTGAAAGATTATATCGTAGGTGTTGAAATTATTGATTTTGTAGAGGAGGAAGAAAAATGATTCCCAAAATAGAAGTATGGTTGCACGATAATTCTGTTGGTTATCCTAGATGGTTTGAAATAGATTCAATTGATTATCTTGATAATACGTTTGATATAGTAGATGAATTTGGAAATCCGCATGAGTTTTCTGGTAAAGGTCGTTTATTTAGAGTAAAAACTGAGGAGGAAAAACACATGAAATTTTACGAAATTAAAGAACCTTATTTTGCATTAATCGTTGCTGAGGATGAAAAACAATGTTTAAAACTTTACAAGGATATTTTTTGCGATGTAGAGGACGAAAAAGAGTTTTTGGATGATATGAAAACAATTGATAAATACGAAGCGTTCAAAATGCTTGCTAAAAGTCGTATTGAAGATGGTGGAGAATTGGGTGCAGAAGAAGCTTTAAATCAGTTAGAAAATCTTGAAACAAATGGCGAAGTATTGCTGATTGATAGCGGTTTGTTGTAGGAGGATCAGCGATGAATAAACAAGAATTGATTGAAGAGTTAGAATGTTTAGAAGTTCCTACAAACAGCCTTGATTATTTGAAAGGTGCTGACTATGCCAACGAAAGAGCAATTAGCTTAGCAAAACAACTAAAAGAATCGAAAAAAGCTGTATTACCTAAAAGTGCCGATGAATTTATCAAAGAAGGTTTATCAATGGGGTCTGATAAAGTAGACATTATCGGTTCCGCAGTTTCTTTTTCAAGTTCAATGCCCGATGATGAATTTTCTTTGTGGTTTAAGTCGAACAGAGATTTATTTGTTAATGCATTAGCTAACGGCTACGAAGTAGAGAAGGAACCATTATATCACGTTTTATTATCAGACAAAGGGGCGACCAACATAGGATATACTTTTTTAAATTTAGCGGGAACAATTGATTTTACGATATGTAAGGAAAAGGTGGATACGTTAACAGAAAATCAAATCAAAGCAATTGATGAGCGCTATTGGCCGTTTGCTGTGAAGGTGGAGTAAGAATAGATGGAAATTAAATTAAGTGTGTATTTGAAAAGCAGCAAAGTTATTTCTATGATTGAATCGAATCTAGATCAAGAAGCGGCGGAGCGCTGGGCGGATGAGATTTTAGAAAAGCTCTTAGAAGATGGAAGAGAATGGATTACAATCGGCGAACCGTGGTTAGGGTTGCTCATTCCTATCAAGGCTATTGAGTGTATAAGCTTTGAAGAGATAACGCAGACCAAACTAGCTGATTTTTGCAACTAACAAAAAAAAAGCCAACCGACCACTGGTTGACTAAGAAGAATATTTTACCAGAAAAGTGGTAGCTTGTGATATGTGAGGTTACTTTGCCCCAAACATTGGTCACAATAAAAATATTTTATCATAAATAGAAAAACTCAACTAGTTTTTTCTAGTCGAGTTTTCCAGATGACATCACTCAAGATGAATTGAGTTGTCCATATTATATCATGATGAAATATGAAATTTCAATAAGAGTAAATAAAAAAAGCCGGATTGCTCCGACTGTGAGTAATATTTTCGACATAGTTATTATACCACAAAAGGAGCGATTTCACTTGATTAAATTGCTAAAAGAAGTAGATTTTCGACAAACAAAAGCGAATGCCAGAAATGTGTTGAAGAATTTTAGACGTTTAGAGCGAATAGCTGGTCGCTCTTTGATAGATTTAAAATCACCAATTATTACAGATATGCCTAAAAGCCAAAGTCATGGGAACAAAGCAGAAGATGCGCTAGTACAATTAGCAGATGCAGAAGCAGAAAGAGACGCAATTTTATCTGCGCTTATGGCATTAAGCCTAACTAGCAGACAAATTTTGCATTATAGTTTCTGTGTGCAGGACCATTACTCTAATTACAAGATAGCTAGGGAAGTTGGATATTCCGAAAGAAGTATTCAACGAATGAAATCAGAGGCTCTAATTGAATTTGCCGAAGCGTATCGAAATGGAAAAATAATTGCATATAAATAAAATTTTTGGCGGTTTTTTGGCGGAAAGTTGGCGGTTTTTATTAATATTTAGATGTTATTATGGTAGTGTCGAAAGATAAGGAGACGAGGGTAAGGCATGCATTACCTTTCTTAGCTCCGTTTCCTTTATCTTTTGAGGCTACCTATAAAAAATAAAGAATAAGGATGTGGAAAGTCCAGTTCTTTCTGTCTCGTTTAGTCTAGGTAGCAAATATTGCAATACACTTGGCATTAAGCTTACACGTAGACGTACGCCGAAAGCACTTGTCAAGATAGCGCTATGTAGTTTGCAATGATCACTCACAAATCAGACGTTCTCAAACTAAAAGAAATGGGGTGTAATTCCTCTCTCTTTTTTCTACAGGTTTGTGAGTGTTAATGGGATATAGCTTAACTGGTAGAGCAGCGGTCTCCAAAACCGTCGGTATAGGTTCGAGTCCTATTGTTCCAGTAGGTAGCATAGCTACTTAAATAAAAGAATCGTCAATAAATGTTTCTTACTTTAACGATCGGTTCACCTCCTTTCAGAATTAGCCAGCCTGCGGAAACAGGATAAAGTGGCTAGCAACCTAGTATTGTTAAATAAGTGTTAGATTGGCTAGGCAGTCTAATATAAATTTTTAGACTACTCAATAAAAATGAGTGGTCTTTTTTTGTACATAAAAAAGCCACTAGACTATGGGATCTAGTGGCTAGGTAGCATTCGTGCACAATATTTTTTGATTGCTATTTACAAAAAGGAGTTGCTACCTATGAATAGTATATCAAGAAGTGATTTATTGAATCAAGTACATAAAAACAATTAGGAGAGAGAACATGAAAAACTATTGGTATGTATCGCTAATACATAAATATCCACAGCCGAACCGCTCAACTGATTCAATGCGTGTTGTAATGTCTGTGCAGATAAAAAAGAATGCTTCAATTGTTGAAATGACAAGGGAAGCCACGCCAAAGGAAATTGATGCGTGTAAGCTAGTTTATTGTGGGCATGGCTATTTTGATGAGAAGAACATACAAGAAAATATCAAGCGAAACATGAGGGATTAGAAATGAAATTTAAAAAGATGAAGTTATCAGAACTACACCCTGCCGAATACAACCCTAGAGTTGAATTAAAGCCAGGCATGGAAGAATACGAGAAGCTTAAACAATCCATTTTGGAATTTGGCTTTGTTGATCCACCAATTTTTAATAAAAGAACAGGAAATTTAGTTGGTGGCCATCAGCGTGTATCGGTAGCAAAAGATTTAGGAATTGGCGAAATTGAAGTATCTATTGTAGATTTACCTATTGAAAAAGAAAAAGCTTTAAACATTGCTTTAAATAAAATTTCTGGCCAGTGGGATGAAGATAAATTAGCTTTGCTATTAAATGAATTAGATGAGAACGAACTTAATATATCAGGGTTTACTGATAAAGAAATCCAAGAGGTTATTGATCAGTATGATATGCGGCTAGATTTGGAAACAGAAGCAATAGATGATGGTTTTGAATTTGAGTTACCTGAAAAGCCCAAAGCAGCTTTAGGCGATATTTATCAATTGGGAAGACATCGATTAATGTGTGGGGATAGCACCAATAAAGCACATATAGAGTTATTGATGGATGGAGAAAAAGCGGATTTATTAATTACTGATCCACCGTATAACGTAAATTACGAAGGAAAAACAGAAGCAGCATTAAAAATTAAGAACGATAATAAAACAGCCAGTGAATTTTATTCTTTTTTAAGAAGTGCATTCAGTTCAACTTATGATAATTTAAAAGAAGGTGCTTCTTTTTATGTTTGGTATGCATCATCTGAAGTAATTAATTTTGTTAATTCGTTGGTAGATTCTCAATTTATGATGAAACAAGAACTTATTTGGTTAAAAAATTCTTTTGTTCTTGGGAGACAAGACTATCATTGGCAACATGAACCTTGTTTGTACGGATGGAAAAAAGATGGAAGTCATCGTTGGTATGGAGATAGAAAACAAACTACTGTCCTTGATTTTGATAAGCCAATAGCTAATAAAGAGCATCCAACTATGAAACCTATTCCTTTATTCGATTATCAAATTAAAAATAGCTCCAAAAAAGGAGATAAGATACTAGATATATTTGGAGGAAGTGGTACAACGATGATTGCATGTGAACAAAATGACAGGCAAGCATATTTGATGGAATTAGACCCAAAATATGTCGATGTAATCATTAATCGTTGGGAAGAATTTACAGGCAAAGAAGCTATAAAGTTGAATTAAATAAAAAAAGAAGCCGAGTGCGCTAACACTCGACTACTTCAACGAGGCGCAAAAAACACCCCGAAGACACAGAGAATTCCCACGCGTGGATTTTCGACACCCTCTGTGTCTTTTAGCATTTTATCAAATGCGGGGTGTTTTAACAATGGGAACAAAAGCAGAACATGAAGAAATTGATATTTTAGATTTAGAATTGGAAAAAGAATTTGAAGATGCCGAAGATTATGAGCAATATAGAAAAATCATACGTGCAACGATGGCTCAATGGTTAAAAAATCTTAAAAACGGTGAAATTAAATTAACTTCAGTGAATGATCTAAAAATACTTATTGAAGCTGATAAAATACTTAGAAGTTAGAGGAGGTGCGGTCAATGACAAGAAATGAAAAAGAACCATCAAATAAAACAAAAGAAAGATATGACTTGTTTGTTGACTGTTATCTGCAAACTTTTAATGCAACGCAATCAGCAATCAAAGTTGGATATTCAAAAAAAACTGCTCGCCAACAGGCCCATAAGTTATTGACAAATGCTTACATTAAGCAAAAAATTCAATTTGAAATGAAAAGACTACGCAATCGCATGAAAGACGAAGGATTGCGTAGTTTTTCTATGCTTTTAGATATAGCAATGCAGACTGAGGAAAAAATACAAGCTCATAATGAAGCAGAGATAGAAATCGATAGGATAAAGTCCGAGCTTAGTGATTTAGAGCTTGAAATGCTTAAAGTCAATAATGACTTAGAAAAGGTACAAAAGGCTGCAGATGCTATTGATGGTCGAAAAAAAGAAATGAGAAATCATAAAAGAAGTCTTTTAGAACAAGTCGACTCTATTAAGAAAGAATATTTTGAACTGAATCTTGAAAGAGTAGTGTTACTAAATGAATTATCAAAACATCAATCTCGTTATCTTGATGCTAAAGAATGGGAAAAGTTGCAAAATTTAAAAAAATCTATTTTCCAAGATATTTTGGATCGAGGCGGTTTTAAAGCAATTGACCAGATACAGCATAGTGGAAAAGTGGATGTTAATCCATTTGCTAACTTATCTGAAGAAGAATTAAGAAGGTTAGCTGAAAATGATGGATAAAATTGTTTTAGGTGCAAAGTTAGAATTATCCCGTCGTTATTTTTGGGACTATTGCAAATTAACGGCATCTGACTTTTACAAACAAGATAGAGTGTACTTAAAAGAATTATGCGATGATTTACAAGAATTCATTTATGATAGTGACGATGACGTTCTAGTTATCAATGAACCACCTAGACATGGAAAATCAAGAACTGCTGGTAAATTCGTAGAATGGTTATTAGGAAATGACAATCAAAAAAAGATAATGACGGGTTCGTATAACGAAACATTATCTACAACATTTTCCAAAGGTGTGAGGAATGCTATTCAGGAAATTAAAGCTGATGAAGGCAGGATAGTATTTTCAGATGTATTCCCTGGTGTAGAAATAAAATCAGGTGATGGCGCTATGAATTTGTGGAGCTTGAATGGTGGGTACAATAATTATCTAGCGACATCTCCAACAGGAACGGCAACAGGTTTTGGTGCAGACATCATCATCATTGATGATTTAATTAAAAATGCCGAAGAAGCAAATAATGCTATGGTTTTAGAGAAGCACTGGGATTGGTTTACCAATACTATGCTTTCTCGTTTAGAAACAGGCGGTAAAATTATAATCATCATGACTAGGTGGCATTCTAATGATTTAGCAGGAAAAGCTTTAAAGGAGTTACCTCAATCTGGTTATAAAGTAAAGCATATTAGCATGAAAGCATATAACGAAGAAACAGACACCATGCTTTGTGAGTCTGTCCTTTCTAAAGAAGAATATTTCCGTAAAAAGAAAACGATGGGTGCAGATATTGCTTCTGCTAACTATCAACAAGAACCGATTGATTTAAAAGGTCGTTTGTACCAAAAATTTTCAACATATGAAACACGCTCTAATTACATTAAAATATGGAATTATACCGATACAGCAGACACTGGTGCTGATAATCTTTGTTCAATTGTTTTTGGTGAGACAGAAGATCATAAAGCAGAAGTATTGGATGTTCTATTTACAAAAGAACCAATGGAACAAACGGAAACAGCACACGCTGAACAAATTAAAAATAACCAAGTAAACCATGTCCGCATTGAGTCTAACTCTGGTGGGCGTGGTTTTTCTCGTAATTCAGAAAGAATTGTTAAAGAACGAGGATATCGTGGTGCTTATTACGAGCCGTTTCATCAATCGGCAAATAAACAATCACGTATTCTTTCTAATTCGGCACTTGTAGAAAATAATGTGTATTTCCCATCAGATTGGAAAATAAGATGGCCAGAATTTTATGAAGCTATGACGACCTACCAAAGGGAAGGTAAAAACAAACACGATGATGCACCAGATGCTGTAACAGGCATTGTAGAAACATTAGCAAATGATAACCAAGTCAGATTTATCCAATATTAGGAGGTGTGAAAATGTTTCAAAACAATTTAAGTTTGAAGCGGTATAAAAGATTACGAACAAAATATTCTACACAAATTAATGAAGAAGTTTTCGATCCTAATGATTTTATTACTGAAATGAAGCCATTTTTTGATGATAGAGAGCGCAAATACAAAGCTTATACAAGCGAACAAAATGAGATCGATAGAAGACCTAAACCAAACACAAAGATTATAAAAGTGAATAATAAACTTCATGCTGGTTTATACAATACTATTGTCGATCAAGCAGCGGACCATTTCACAGGTATTCCAATTAAGTGGGATTACGATATTACAGAGCAGAGACGATCAATTATGCAACGTGCTAAAGATTTATTTTTGAATAATACATTAAAAAACACCAAAACACCAAAAGAGTTCGAACGGCTGACAGAGTTAGTGAATGATATGCGGTTTGCCATGCTTGATTCTGACACAGCTCGGTTTCAAGGAGCTTGTGGTGTTGCTTTTCGTTTGTTAGAACCTGTTAAAACCAAGGATGGTTGGCAATTATGGGCGAGCAATATCGAACCATGGAAAGCTGAAAAATACGAAAATGCAGATATCTTTATTCGTGAAAAATACGACACACATCAAAAAAAATTTTTTGAAGAAATGAAAGTCATTACTAAAGAAAGAATACGCATATATAGCAGATACATTGAATTTAATTTAGTCAGTGTATCTGGAACATTTAAATTGATTGAGGAAGTAGAAAACCCGCTAGAAACGTTCTACCTATCAGAGTTTAAAAATAATACGAATCGTTATTGCGATTTTGAAGTGGCGGAAGAACTTTCTGATGCATTTGATAGAAGCTTATCAGACCAACAAAACGAAGTTGAACAGTTTAAACTTGCTTATATGGCCATTAGCGGCTCAATATTAGATGAAGAAAAAGCACAAAGAATGATGGATCAATTAGGTATCCTTAACTTACCAGATCCACAAGCTAAGGTTGGGTATGTAACGAAAGATATTAATAAAGATTTCAACGAGTATCATCTAAACCAGCTAAAAAAAATGTTCTATACAATCACAAAATCAATTGATTTTAATGATGAGGTATTTAAATCAAACGCTTCTGGTGAAGCTCGTAAATGGCAAATTATTGCCTTAGAAGCAAAAACAAATACAAAAGAGCAGTATTTCAGGGAAGGTTTAAAAGAAGTCGCTGAAACGATGGCAGCTTTCATAAAATTTAACGATAAGCTTGATTTAGATGTGTCTAAAATTGTGTTTACATTCAGTCGCAGTTTGCCAACAGATATTGGCTATCTTGCTGATGCATTGCCAAAACTTTCGCCGTTTCTATCTAAACGAACAATTATTAATCAGATTCCATTTGCTAAAGACCCAGATTATGAAATGGACTTGATGAATTTAGAACAAGGTCAAGATTATCCTAGCGGGGAATACGACAAGCTAGGCGGTGCGGATAATGAAGAAGAAAACAACGGCTAGTGAACGCTACTGGGAAAAACGTCGTGAATTAGAAGACAAAGCACGCTTGAAACTGGAAAAGAAAACTCTTAGTGAACTAGAATCTGTTTTCGAACGTGCTTTAGTTAAAATTCAAAGACAGTTATTGGCACAAGCTGATTTACACGGTATTACTCAAAGTGAGATGCTAGAAGATTTTAGCAAACGAGACCAAGAGAAGTACCGTAAGTATATTGAGAAGAACTATGAAAAGTTGATGGAGTCTGACGAAGCTTATAAGCAGTTTATTGATGAATATTTTCCATCCTTTGACTATGCGAAAGTTAATCGCTTGTTACAGTTACGAGCAGACATCTTTTCTACTCTTGCAGGTGAAGCAATATCCAGCGATGTTAACGGTAAATTTAATAACGACTTAGAGAATATAACAAAACGAATCTACAATTCTAATTCTAATGCGTTGATACAATTATTAGGCGGTTCAGCACCTGGTTTAACTAAGAATGAACTAGAAAACATCATGAACTATCCGTGGAGTGGAAAAACATTTTCATCTCGTTTATGGGGCAATATATCAACCCTAGAGCAACGTTTGAGCAATTCCATTATTAATTCATTGGCAAGTGGTGAAGGGGTTGTGGAAGCTCTTAGAACGATGAAAAACGATGATGTTATTAGCGGTATGTTTAAGTTGGAACAAGGAAAGTTTAATCGTTCGATTGAAAATCTTGTTAGAACGGAATATTCACATTTTGCTGTAGAAGGTGTAAGAAAATCGCTAAAGGATGTAGGTGTTAAGCAAACACAAAGCTGGTCAGCAGAAGATGAGCGTGTTTGCTCTATTTGTGGTGGACGTCATGGAAAAGAGATTAAAGATGATTGGCATCCACCGTATCATGGACGTTGCCGTTGTACTGAAATACCAATTGTTCCTGAAATTAGCGATGACATAGATAAATTGTATGAAGATATGTTTGGTGATTTATTGGATGAATTCGCAAGTAAGCAGTGGGGTATTAAATTAAATCATCCAAAAGTTAGTGCAACTAAACTCGATTTAAAATCCGTATTAGACAAAACAAACATGCAAGAAGCTTTAGGAAAAGAAAATTATTCTAATTTTTTAGATCATTTAGATGGGATAACTGACCAAAGGGTGCTAAACTTAATAAATGTGATAGGGCATAAGTTGGAGTTTAAAGACATCAAAGAAGTAAGAGCCTTTGCACAAGGCAAATCAATTCAACTTAGTCAAAAATCATTTGATGGGGATAGGGGTGTTAATCCTTATCAAACAGTTTATCATGAGATAGGACATGCTTTGGATCATCTTGGGCTTGAAGTATTAACAGGAAAAAATACGATGCCGACAGGAAAACTGATAAAAAGAAAGCTAGGAAGACGAACCACTTTTATAGAAGAGCATATAACACACGCATCGTCACTTTCTGAGTATAACATTAAAGAAGCGCTAGAACGCGATTTTTGGAAATATGTAAACGGAGATTTGCCATCCTATAATGATTTAGGTAATAGACCTAGAAATGCGGATAAGAAAAAGGCCTATGATGACTTAAGGGCGGAAATTTATAAAAAAAATACAGAGAACTTACAAAAAACTAGAGAACGATTATCAAAAATAGTTAGGGAAAATCCTAACTCAGTATCCGCTATTTCAGATATGATTGAATCTATAGGTTCTTTAGGAGACTATCCGTTAGGTTTTGGTCACGGCAAGCGCTATTGGCAAACAACAGGTAGCACAGAAACGGAATTTTTTGCACATATGACAGAAGTGGTTGCTAACGATAAGTCAAGAGAATTAATGAAAGAGATTTTTCCGACAGCAGTAAGCCAATGGGAAAAATTACTAGATGATATTTTAAAGGCGGTGAAATAAGTGTTTAGTTGCGAAGATGGCGCATGGTCTATTATTGATGATGCAGTTAAAAAGTATGAACAACATTTCCATGATGAGTTTCCAATATATGAATATATCGATGTAACAAAGAGTGATGACTTCGATTTTTCTATTCTAGGTGCAAAAAAATTAGCGAAATTCATTGATGAGCATATTAAAGAAAATAAATCGGTCCACGTCCCGTCAGATTACCATAGCAGACTTTACTAAGCACTTAAAGGATAACTTTGAGTGCTATTTTTATACCCTAAATTGGAGGTGAGATCATGAAAGGATTATTCGAAGCAGTATTAAATCTAGAAGTTACCAATGGTACAGAAAAAGCCTATAAAAAAGCTTTTGAACAAGAAAACGAACGATACTTAACCAAACACACTTTGAGAGATGGCAACGGTAATATCGTCAAAGATGAGCTTAAATCAGTTTGGGGTGGTAATTATTGTCACGTTGATATTTTGTATTCGTTACCAGGTAAAAAAAGTAAATTAACTATTTCGATTGTGTCTAGGACTCTGCAAAACGTAAAAGATGCTGTCACTGATTATCAAATGTTAGGTGCTGAACTGGTCCATAAGAATTGGGAGTGATTTACTTTGAATAAAAAACCCGTTTTAACGATAACATTAAAACAAAAATTATACTGTCGGTATAGATTTTTTCAATTGTACTTCTTGAATATGTTTAACTATAAGAAGTTTTTGGAATTACAAGAATTTATTTTAGAAGAGTTAGAAACGGATATAGAAAAATATTTTAAATTTAAAGTGAAATAAAAAGTCTGACAAATGTTAGGCTTTTTATTTTGTCCGAAATGACGTTAAACTAGCGCAATGCTGGGCTTAATTGAATGGTGGGGCGCAATAAATAAATCTAAAGCAATGCGGGGCGTGTAAACGAATCGTGGGGCGAAAGGAGAAACAAAATGAAAACTAAAAAATTATTACCAATGAATTTGCAGATGTTTGCTGAAGGAGAAGGTGCTACAGACTTCACTTTCGATGATTTTAAGGCATTTGTAGAATCAAATGAAGAAGCACAAAAATTTGTACAATCACAGTCACAATCAGCTGCAGATAAACAATTAGAAGCTTGGAAACAAAATAATCTTGAAAAAATCAAGGAAACAACAATCAAGGAGTATGAAGAATCTAAGAAAAATAAAACTCCTGAACAAATTAAATTAGAAGAATTACAGGCTGAATTTGAAGCTGAAAAGGCATTACGTGTGACTAGTGATAATAAGGCTTTTGTTGCAGAAAAAATTGCTGGCTTAGATTGGGACGGAGATTTGAAAGATTCTATTTCTCAATTTATGTTAAATAATCTTGTTAGTTCAGATACTGAATTTACTAAGAAGGCTGTAGAAGGTTTTACAGAGCTTTTGGAAGCAATAAATGATAAGCATGCAGAAGCTATTAAAAATGTAGAAATGACTAAAGCTTTTGGTAATAAATCGCAACAAACCAACATGGGAACTGGTAATCAAACAAAATCGTTTGAAAATCCAGAGGCAGCATTAGGACAAAAATTACAAGCATTTATCGATTAGGAGGAAACTACAAATGAAAAAAAGTTCATTAAATAATCTTGAGTATTTAGATATTTCACAGGAAGTTAACGCATTACAAGTTCCAAATACACCATTTTTAAGCTATTTGTTAGGCGCAGGCAAAGTTGAAGCTGCCAAGTCAACTGAGATTAAATGGCGAGAATACGGCATGAATAATGATGATTCATCTGCTCAATTAGAAGGCGGAGAATACGCAGATGCGGAATCTGATCGTACATGGTTTAACAACTATACTGAAATTTTCAGAAAATCAACTTCTGTATCTGGCACATTAGATGCTATTAATGTAGATGGTGTAGGAAATGAATTGAATAGCCAAGTAGCTCTTCGTGCTACAGAAATGAAAATTGACTTAAATCGTAAATTGATTGTTGGTGTAAAGGCTGATGAATCTGGTTCTAAAGGTCGTCAGATGAACGGAATTTTAAATTTGATTAGCTCAACGAATAAAGTCGAAACAGCAGCTGCGGGGGCAGTAACAAGAAAAGATATTGATGCCTTATTTAAAACAATGTTCCAAAAAGGATACATGGGCGAAAAATTATGTTTAGTAGCACCTGATATGCAAGAATTAATGACTGATCAGTTGGATGAAAAATCAACAAAAATTGTGCAATTTGGCGATAAACTTACTTTTGGATTGCAACTTGGAAATATTGTCTCAAATTACGGTTCAGGAATTGCGTTAATTGAACCTAATTTACCTAATGGAACAATCGCAGCTATTGATACTAATTATGTAAAATTACGTCCACTACGTGAATGGCGTGCGGAAGAATTAGCAAAAACAACAGATTCAAGACGGATTGGATTAGTTGGTGAGTATTCAATTGAATACAAAGCTTCTAATTCTGGAGCAATCTTGAACTTGAAAGCCTAAAATATAATAACGAAGGAGGAAATTAAAAATGGCAACAGCAAAAAAAGAAGTAACCTATCGTGTGCTTGACAAGAAAAACTTTGTGGGCTTTATGCATCCTAAAACAAAAAAATTTATCACAGCAAACGAAAATAATGAATTTGTAGTTTCAGAAGACGATAAAGAAGCTATTGAAATATTAGAACGTGCTGCAGATACTTTTAAAGTTTAGGTAATGATGCTTTATGGTTGATGAAAAAAAAGAAGAAATCGTTGAGAAAATTCAATTGATGCTACCTAACGCTTCTGAAGATAGGATTTTGTCTGTTTTAAACCTTGTTATCTTTGAAATCAATTCTTACAATACTTGTAAAATTGATATTGCTTGGGACGAGTTTGAACCACTTATAATTGAGGTTATCTACAAAGCTTTAAAAAACGAAATAGATAAGTCTGTAGCTAGTGTAAAACGTGGTGATACATCAATTAGTTATGTAGTTGAATCAAAAGACATACAATCACTCATGAAGAACTATAGCAGTGCTATTAAACGTATTTTAGGCTGTGATAGCGGGGTGTTTTTCTATTGAATGAAGCAGAAATTTTAGCAGCTACTTATTTTGATACCTGTATTATTGAGAGAATGAGCGATATTGAAAATACGGAAAGTGGGATTACTGAACAAGCTTATTTTCCAATTCATGATGGCAAGTTACCCTGTGCTTTCTCTCAAGGAAGTATGGGAAACTTACCTGTAATAGAAAACAAAGAAGCGTTTAATATCTCTTATGAAGAACAAAAACTTTTTTTAGAACCTAATATAAAAGTTAAAAAAGGAGATAGAATAACTATTACTCAAGGTACAGGTCAAAAACATGTGTTATTTTCAAAAAAACCTTTTTATTATCAAAGTCATATAGAAGTAGTGCTATCAGGAAGTGCAATTGATGAGTAAAAGCGATCTTAGAATGAAATCAAATGCTGATAAAGTTATTGCAAATTTAAAGAAAATGACGCCCATTGCTGAAAAAGAAGGTGCTGCAATGGTGAATGATTCGTTAGCTAAAATTTATCAGTTAATTGTACCTATGACACCAATTAAATCGGGTGATTTAAGACGAGGCTATCGAATCATTAAAGCTAGAAAGTTGTCTAGTGGTCGTATCGTGGGAGCATTGATTAATGATGAAAAATATTTTAGATATGTAAACGATGGTCACCGAACCAAAAATGGCGGATTTGTTAAAGGCAGATTTATGTTGCAAAAATCTAATAAATTAGCTAATGCAACATATATTCCGAAACGATTTAAACAAATGGCGATTATCATTGTTAAGAAAGGATAGATATGTACGATAAAATTTTAAAAATGCTTACTGACACAATAAAACAGTTCTCGAATGCGCCTATCTATCTTGATGATGTGATGCAATCGTCAGAACCGTTTTATTTTGTTTTAAGCGTAGAAGAAAGCATGACTGATAATGTTGGCCAAAACGTTCAGAATAAAGCATATAACGTTGATATTGCGTTAGTTGATAGCAAGAAAAATAAACAATTAGTAACAAGCCTAACAGAAAACTGTGGGGCTTTTTTTAATGTCTTGAAATTAGATGGAAATGAATTGTTTTCAGAAGATTATCAGACATTTAAAACAGATGGAATCCAACATATTAATTTTAATGTTGCTTTTCCTCAATTAATCGAATGGAGTGAAGAATAGATGGCAAATAAGAAAAATGTTCATATTATTTCCGTTGAAACACCTACTTGGTTTCCTTTAGTAGATGAATCAGGTGATTTCCCTATCTATGATGAGCCAACAACAATCGGGACTGCAGTAAGTATTAAACCTGATGTAAGCACTGAAACTACAACTGATTATGGTGATAGTGTTGCACAAGATTCAACTGTATCCTTTGGCGGAGCTGAAATTGGTATGGAAACGAACGGATATGAAAATCAAGTTTTAGCAACAATTACAGGAGCAAAAATGGTAAAAGGCGGGGTGCTACGTTCGGGAGATGATATCGCGCGCGATGGAGCTTTTGCATATAAACGTTTAAAATCTAACGGAAAGTACCGATATACAATTTTTTATAAAGGTAAATTTGCCTTGACATCGGATGAAACATCCACTCGTGAAGGTAGTTCGGTTACGTATACGCATCCAGAATGGACAGGATCTTTTGTGGATGTTCCAGGATTAGGATATATGTATTCCGTGGATGAAGACGATGAAGGTGTCGACTTAGAGATGATTAAAAACTGGTTTACTGAGGTAATGGATCCACGTAAAGAAAATACTACTGCTGTTACTGGTGTAACTTTAGACCAAACAGAGTTAAACTTAAAAGTTGGCCAAACAGCAACCTTAACACCGACAATTACACCAGATAACGCCTCAAATAAAAAATATCAGTTCCGTTCAGAAAGTGAGGCTATTGGAACTGTAACACCAATTCAAGGGAAGGTTACTGCTGTAGGAGAAGGGACAACGGAAATCGTAGTCACAACAGAAGATGGTAACTTTACCTCAAAATGTACATTAAATGTAACAACAGCAGATTAAAAATAACAGTTTAGGACGACCTTGTCGTCCTATTTTATATGGAGGAATTAAAATGGCAAGTAAATTTCAACAAAAAATTAAATTAATGATTAAAGATGGAAGCAAATATACTACAAAACAATTCACGTCGGCAGAATTTTTACCAGGTTCAGTCATGGATACAGGTACGGATTTACAAATCAGGTTAGAAGAAGCAACAAAAACAAATGATATGGAAGCAATTCGTCCTATTTTAAGAGAATGCTATGACTTTATTGCTGATGTTATTTTTGAAGGACAGTTTACTGGACAAGAATATATTGATGGTATGGATGCTCGTGAATTATTGAAGATTACAGGTCAATTGTTAGGTTCTGTTACTTCTGGTTATGATGCAATTTATTCTGAACAGAAAAAAAAGTAACGGAACTTTTATATCATCCTCATTTTAAGTACACGCCACAATATCGAGAAGCAGAACTAAAAAGTTCGCTTCTTGAGAATGGGTGGACTTTAAATGAGATCGAAAACACAGATTTAAACGAGCTTTTGAAAATTTATGCATTTAAAGATGCTGTAGAAGAATTTGAAAATATCAAATATCTTGATGAAAATACTATGTTCTAAGAGGGAGGGGGTACTTTTTGAACAATGAAGACTTAGTATTAAAAATGATACTGGATGAATCTGGCTTTTCACAAGGATTAAATTCAGCAGTAAAAAAGTTACAAGGCTTTGATGTTGAAGTTGATAGAACAGGACAAAAAGGCGGCCGATCTCTTGGAAGCATATGGACGTCGTTTGCTGGTAACTTTTTAGCCAGCGGAGCTACTAAAATCATCTCAAAAGGAATTGGGCTGATTACCAGTAATATTGACGGAGCTATCAATCGTGTAGATACGTTAAACAACGCAAATCGCGTATTTGAAAATATGGGCTTTTCAGCTGGCGAAACATCAAAAACAATGGATAGCTTAAAGAAAAGTATCCAAGGGTTGCCTACACCTTTAGACAGTGCAATTAAAGGTGTTCAATTAATTGCTTCGTCTACAAACGACTTAGGGAAGTCAGAACAAATTTTTGCAGCTTTAAATAATGGAATTCTCGGTTTTGGTGGTTCTGCTGAAATGGTAGACAATGCTATTATCCAGCTGTCCCAATCGTTCTCAAATGGTAAAGTAGATGCGCAAACTTGGAATTCAATGATTAATAGTGGTTTAGGACCAGCATTAAACGCTTTAGCAAAACAGATGGGATTAACAGCTGGTCAGATGAAAGAAGGTCTCTCCGATGGTTCAATTTCAGTTGAAGAATTCCAAGATGCTTTAATCAAATTAAATAAAGAAGGCGGTGGCGGTCTTAAATCATTAGAACAGATTGCTAAAGATTCTACCGCTGGTATTAAAACAGGTTTAGCTAACATGAAGACTGCAATCGTTCGTGGTGTGGCTAACGTTGTAACTAAAATTGACGAAGGCTTAAAAAGTGCAGGTTTTGGAAGTATTAGTGAAATCATTGCTGACAAAGGGGCAAAAATGGAAGCAGTTTTATCTAAATTTGCCGAGATGATTCCGCCAATGATTAAAACAGTCAAAGAGTTATATGATACCTTGGAACCTTTTGCGCCTGTACTTGCAGGCCTTGCTGGAAGTATCGGTACCATGATGACAATCAACAAGGTAAATAGCTTAGTCGAAGATGCAGTAAAAGGCTATAAAAATTGGCGTGCCGCTACTGAGGGAGTTACAACAGCTCAAAAAATTCTAAATACTGTTATGAAAGCAAATTGGATCGGTATCATTGTTTCTGCAATTGTTGGTCTGATTGTTTACATTGGTTATCTGTGGAAAACTAATGAAAACTTTAGAGAAGCGGTTAAAAATATTTGGAAAAATATACAAGAGTTTATCTCAAGCGCTGCAGATATTGTTGTAAAGGCTTGGGATTCCACAATGGAATTTTTCAGCAACATGTGGGATGGCACAAAAGAGGCTTTTTCGAATGCTGGTACATGGATGAAAGAAGCACCTGGAAATGCAGCCGACTGGGTTAAAAATAAGTGGAACGGTACCAAGGAATTTTTCAGTGGGCTTTGGAATTCAACAAAAGAAGGCTCAAAAAATACATGGGAAAATATTAAACAAAGTGCTGCTGACAGTGCTAAAAGTGTTGGAGAAAGTTTTAAAAATGGCTTTGATAATGTGAAAGATTGGTTTAAGGGTGTTGGAAAATCAATATCAGATGTTTTCACAACAGCATTTGATTTTGTTTGGAAATATATTGGTCCATATGTAACAGGAATCAAAAATGCGTTTAAAATGGTTGTTAACGCTATGAAAGCGAACATTGAAAATGTCAAAATGATCGCTGAAAATGTCGTCACCATTCTAAAAAATGTTCTATTAGCTCCAATTCTTTTCATTACATCAATGATCACAGGTGGATGGGAAGAGGCAAAAGAAAACATGATTGCCGTTTGGGATAATATTGCTGAAGCTGCTCAGACTATTTGGTTCGGGATTAAAAATATCTTTTATAACACTGTTACAGCTATTTCCTATTCAGTCACTTCTATTTTCAATGGATTGATGTTGACAATTAAAAAGATTTGGATTGATGTGAAGTTATTTTTCACCTTACTCTGGATTGACATTAAATATGGAGCGATCAACGTTTGGATTGAAATTAAATATTCTATCATCGAAACGTGGATAAATATTAAATTTGAAGCAATTAGAATATGGGAAAGTTTGAAAACTTGGTTCTTTGAAACAGTAGAAAACATTAAAAATGGTGTAATTGATGGTTGGAATAACTTAAAACAAGGCACAGTTGATACATTTAACGCAACTGTTCAATGGTCAAAAGATACCTGGAATAATTTTAAACAGTGGATTGTTGATCTTGTGACAGGTATAAAAGACGGCATCATTAACGGTTGGGAAAACTTAAAACAGGGAACAGTTAATATTTTCAACAATTTGGTACAAGGTGCTAAAAATGCGTGGAATAATCTTAAAAGAAGCGTTAGTGATACAGTTGAAAATGTGAAGCAAACCTTTAATGATATGCGCCATATCGATTTATTTGAAATTGGTAAAAATATTATCCAAGGATTAGTTAACGGTATTGGTTCAATGATTGGTGCTGTGAATAAAAAAATTAAAGAAGTTGCTGGTAATATTAAAGAAAAAATCAAAGGTGCTTTAGGCATTCATTCACCTTCAAGATGGATGCGGGATATGATTGGTAAAAATATTGTATTAGGTGTTGTAGCTGGTATTGACCAAGAAAAAGGAACGCTTGACAAATCAGTGAAAAAAATGACCGATTTACCAACAGAGTTACCAAATTTTTCTACTACTGGCAGATATATCAACCAACAAGGAGCTCAAACAGAAAGCTTAGCTAAAAATAAAGGTAATGCTACGACTAATATTGGCGGTGATACTTTCAATATCAATATACAAGCTATGGGAAAATTAAATGAAAAACAATTAATGGATATGGCTAAAGACCTCGTTAAGTATATTCAAATTGTTAAAAATAGAGATAGTGATGCAACGGGGGGTGCTTTTGGTGGAATTTAAAAGAGGACAGTTTTTTCTTAATGGAAAACATAGTTCTGAATTCAATGTATTTATGAGAGAAAGACCTGAACGACTTTCTGCAGGACGTGTGGTAGAGCTTAGGGAGCGAATGGGTAATGATTCAATAGCCGTTGATTTTGCATATTATAAAAATGTAGAACGTACCATTACATGCTATGCGAAAGCAAATACTTTACAAGAAGTTTCTTTTTTAGAAGATGAAATTTCCTTTTGGCTCGATATGGGAAACTATTCTGATTTTATTGTCTATTTTGATGAGCATTATATTTATCAGGCGATTGTAACGAGTCCACCAAAATTTACAGGAACAAGAAAAAGCGGGGTTTTAATTCCTTTTGAATTTACTGTAAGTATCCGACCTTTTAAGAAAAATCGTATTGGCCAATATTGGATAAGTAATCCTAATCAGTTAATCAATACAGAAAAATATCCTTCAGAACCCATTATTCAGATTTTGGGGTCTGGGGATATTTCTTTTTTTATCAATAATCAATCATATTCATTAAAAGCAATTAACGGTGACATCATTATAGATTCAGAAAAACAAGAAGCTTATAGAAAATCAGGCGGAGTATTTGAAATCTTGGATCATAAAACACTTTTTAAAGATTATCCGATTTTAAAATGTGGAGAGAATAATTTTCGCTGGACTGGTAAAGTAACAGAGTTTAAGGTTCAGCCGAATTGGAGGCGAAAGGTTTGATTCCAGTTATTTTTAAACCTGGAGAAAAAGATTTTTCAACAAATGGATTAGGACGTCTTGTTGATGCGACACGTTGCGAAATCACTGAAGAAGCAAACGGAAAATATGAACTAGAAATGGACTATCCAGCGATTAGCAGATTTAGTGATTATTTCGAAAATGGCTATCAAATTAAAGCAAAGCCAAATGACTTAGAAGAATACCACATTTTTGAGATCAAACAAACGTTTAAAGATACTTTTACTAATAGCATTGTTATTTATGCCCAATCTCGTACTTATAAGCTAGGAAACAGACAAGTGAGGCTAGTAACAGTTGATAATCGTAATGGTGCAGAAGCAATGAAATTAATCGAACAGAACATGGACGAACCTTGTGATATCAAACTATATTCTGATATAAATACAGCTTCTAGCACTACATTTGAAGCTAGAAATGTATTGAATTGTATTGCAGGGGAACAAGGTTCTCTACTTCAATACTGGGGCGGAGAAATAAAACGAGAGCCTTTTAAATTATCTTTGCTAAGGCGTAGAGGACGAGATAACGTTGGAACTGTTCGTTATGGTAAAGATTTAAAAGGATTAACCATTAAATTTGATTGGCAATCAATTGTTACTAAAGTTTTGCCATTTGCAGAGCTTCAAAGTGGAGCAGACGGAACTTCTCAACGGATTTATGGAAATGCAGTTAAAAGCGAATATATCAGTAAGTATCCTGATGTTTACGCTCAATACATTCAGTTTACTGAAGATCAAGGAGTAAAAGATATAGCTAGCTTAAATAAAGTGGCAAGTAAATACTTCACTACATTATATCCAGGAAGTGATAAGCCTAAAGTTTCTATTGAATTAGAAATTGAGAAACTTACAGATTCAGAAGAAGCAAAAGAATTTGCTAAGATGCGTAACTATAATTTATTCGATACATTCACTGTATACCACAAGCATTATGATATTGACATTCAAACGAAAGTTACAGGAATTGTCTATGATGCTTTAGCAGAAAAAACAATAAAAATCACTGCGGGAGATATCCAAGTTGCTTTTTATAAACAGCAAAGCCAAGACTTTCAAGAAGCTATAAAAACATTGACAAAAAAAGAGTATATGAGTGATTTTGTAGATTATATTACTAATTTGATTAACGGTGTTGAAGGTGGAAGTATACTTCAATATCCTAAAAATCGACCTAATACCCATTATTACTTAGATACGGAATCCACGGATACTGCAAAAGATGTGATTGCAATTAATAACAAAGGAATTGGATTCTCAAGAACTGGTTGGAAAGGTCCATTTAAAAATGCGTGGGGAATTAATGGAGTATTGAATGCGGACTTTATAGGAGCTGGCAAAATAAAATCTAATATTTTTGAAACATCATTTAATAGCTGTGGAGATATTTTACGTATGGTAAACGGTACTTTACAAGCTTGGAATAATAAGAAAAAAATCATGGAATTAACTAAAAAAGGGATGGAGTTTTGGAATGGTAATAGTCACGTTGGCACGATGGGAACAAAGGGAAATCCTTTTCCAGGATTAGCAGATAAAAATGGAAATCCTGTAGTTTCTGATGGGAATTCATTACTATTAGTCGCAGATAATCCCCAAAAAATTATTGGTTTGTCTAACCAATCAGGAACAGGACATTTAATTACTGGTCCTACACAGTTTTTTGTTGGAAATAATTTTAACTTTTTTGGTCCGAATGGAAGTAAAGCAATTCTGACAGTTGATCGATTGATTGTGGGCGGTAAAGAAGTTATCCCTGGTCAAAATGGTGGTGGTGGTTCTGGAGCTGGTACAGGTGGTTATCCATCAGAAGTTACAAGCGATGCAGATAAATTTGCTTGGGACTTATGGAGTTACCTATTAGCTAACGGATACAGCAAAGCAGCTGCTGCAGGTATCCTCGGAAATGTACAAGGAGAAGTTGGTCCAAGTATGAACCCAGATACCGAACAAATAGGCGGTCCAGCTTACGGATGGGTTCAATGGGACGGTTCAGCATATCCATTGGTAGGCGCACCAACTTGGAATGGCCGAGAATATGTACAACGCTTAATCGCAGCTGCAGGTATCAAACAAGACTATAGGACGTCATTAGCCCAAGCTCAATTAATTAATTGGTGTATGTTCAATGGGCAATGGTTAGGACAAGTAAGTCCATTAACAGTTGATGAATTTAAAGTTGTCAGCTCGCCTAAAACAGCTGCTTATGCGTTTGAATTAAACTTTGAACGTCCAGCTGCAGCACATCCAGAAAGACAAACCTATGCACAAGTATGGTATGACAAATTCAAAGATTTGAAAGCTTCTACTGCAACAGGAAAAGCTGGCATAGAACATTTGGAGACCTTAATGGGCAAATGGCTTGGTAATGGGCAATGTTATGCCGTTCCAGCCGAATATTCTGGTTTTATGGGCGGCTGCGGTTTAGGTGCAGGAACAATTTATGGATTTTCACATGTAATTGGTGATACATCATCTGCTGCAGATATTGGTGAAGCATATGATTGGAATGCGGTAGGTTGGCGAGTAATCCAAAATCCAACGTATCAAGATTTAGTAGTAGGAGCAATCGTCAATATTAGACGAGGTGGCCAATGGGGAACAGGTTGGACAGTAGACCCAACATATGGTCACACGGGCGTGATTTACGGATTAAATAACGGACGTATCCAAACCATAGAACAGAACGCCGAGCAAGGGCAAATTGTCGCAAAATATGACCGATTATATTTTGCTAATTCTATTCAATCGATTGTTATTCCACCAAAATAACGAAAGGAGGATTTTTCAATGGTTAAATGGCAAGCAACGCTAAGTACAACCGAACCATACAACTATGTCGGTATTATTAATGTGCGTCAAGGGAATAAGAACACAGAAGTCTTAGAAGTAACTATTACAGAAAATTCTTTGCTGTCAGATTTAACAGACGGTAAAGTTTTTTTTGAATCGCATATTGATAATAAATTTCCGATTCAACGACCAACAAAAATCATAGATGCTAAAAAAGGGATTATTCACTATACCTTCGACGAATATTCTATGCAGTCGTTACACAGACAAGAAGCTTATTTTAGTATTTACAAAGGCGACGATTTAATCGGCACAACGCAGAATTTTTCTTATTTCGTAATAAACGCTGCTTCTAAAACAGAAGGTGAAATGGGTTCTTATTGGCAGTCCATTGAAGATTTAATCGCGGACATGACCGCTTTTATCAACGAAAATAAGGGCGATTTTACTGATTGGATGAATGCCAGAAAAGATGAGTTCGAAGCGTGGCGAGATGCGCAAAAAACAGATTTCACTTCATGGTTCGAATCAATCAAAGATATTTTAAAAACGATTGATCCTGGCGGTACGATGTTAGCCGAGCTAATGGATGCACGTGTAGACATTCAAGGAGTGCGCCACAATTCGATTTCTGAACGTTTATTGGCAGATATGGAATATTTGTATCAGAAATTAGAAAAACGTTTGTATGCGTTAGAATATGGCGAAATAAGTGACTTGATTATTTTACAAGATGATGCTTTCTCGCTGAATCATGAAACAGAAATTGTTGGAACAGTTGATTATCCTGCGATTGATGGGGCATTGGTTATCGCAACAGTTGATGATACAAAACAGAACGCTTATGTGTTTGAAAAAGTGGGTGAAATAAGTGGTTAAAGTAAAACGAATGATGGAAACCGAAGAAAATGGCGTGGAACGTCAGTTTTATCCTATTACACATGCATCCGCTGTTCGAGGATTAGAAAAAATTATTGCGGGTCAATCAAAAGTATTATCTGTTAATGGATACACTGGGGCAGTAATTATCACTAAAGCAGATTTAGGCTTAGAAAATGCACTGACAGAACTTCCTTATGCGACAGAAGAAACAGACGGTATTATCACTGCTGAAATGTTTCAACGATTGTCAAATGGCGAGGGAGGCGTTTATATTCTTCCAATCGCTACCACAGACGAACTGGGCGGAATAAAGGTTGGCCAACTGTTAGAAATTGCAGAAGACGGAACGTTGTCTGCGGTAAAGCAAACAGATCAAAATTTTACCACTGAACTAAAAGCAAAACTGGAAGAGTTGAAAGGTTATACCGCTGGAGCGAATATCTCTATTTCAGAAGATGGGGTTATTTCAGCAACTGGTGGTGGCGATGGCGGCGGAGTGAATCAACAATATGTTGACCAAAAAGTTCAAGAAGCCATTGACAGAATACCTGATATTACGTTTGAGAAAGTAGGCGAAGTACAATGACAGATATTGTTAAATTAAAACAAGGAGGAATACCGGTATTTCCTCAAACACATTGGAATGCTGTGGAAGGGAAACCAGAAGTATTAAAAGGTGAAAAGGGAGACCCAGGTCCACAAGGTCCAAAAGGAGATAAAGGAGACGTTGGTCCGCAAGGTCCAGCAGGGCAAAACGCAACAACGACAGACGTTGCAACCTCAATAAAAAATGGCTTGATGTCTAAAGAAGATAAAACAAAACTAGATGGATTGCCAGCAATTACGTTTGAAAAGGTAGGGGAAGTGTAATGACAACAGATATTGTTCAATTAAAAGAAAAAGGAAAGTTTAAATATCTGAAAACACACGTTAATGCAGTTGATGGGCTTGAATCGTATCTAAAGAAAATAGATGCGGACAAAGCATATCAAAAAATCACCAAAAAAGAACCGTTGTGGACGGGCGCTTGGTATGGTGCGGCTGCAGGAAGTGGTCAAGTACCTTCTAAGTCTCTATCACAGTGTGAGAATGGTTGGATTTTGCAATGGCAAGAATATACCAAAGAAGGAACTTTGAACGGCGCATGTTATCACTTTTTCGTTATTCCTAAACAGCATGCACAGAACCCAGGTTCTGGAGGCGTTATTTTCCTATTACATGGATACTATACTAATTTAGTACGGAAATATTTATATATTAAGGATACTAAAATTACAGGTAATGATATGAATGCCTCTTCTAGTGATACGGCTGGTTCAGGCAGTAAAATGTTTGCGTTAAGTGCGATTTATGAATACTAGGAGGAAAGAGAACATGAAAATTTGGATTGATGATATTCAAGGTTATTTAGACGGATATTCCACAATGGAACAACCGAATAAAATTGAACTTGAAGTAGAAAAAGAACCAACAGATTTTTTTAATTATCGCTGGGACGGAACAAGCTTAATATACGATCCTGACAATGTGCCAGAACCAGAGCCAGCACCACCAACCGACATTGAAGTATTACAAGCAGAAAATGCGGAATTAAAACAATTGAATTCAAAACTCATGGTTAATGATGTGAATTTAAAAAAAGAGCTTTCAGAAGTAACGAAAAAAGCAGATAATTTTGCGCAAATTAGTGCAAAATCAATGCTTGCTATTAATCAATTAACCAATCAGGTAAAAGAAATTAACGAAAAATTAGCAGAAGGAGTGGAATAAAATGTTTACATTTGATGACATTAAAATGATGTATGACTGGGGCTGTTTTACAGATGAACAAGTTGCAGAATTTGTACCACTTTGTATAACAGAAGATGAATTTACAAAAATGACAGGAAAACCGTTTAGCAAAGGCTAAGCGGTTTTTATTATTGGAAGGTGGAAGACATGGTGATTATTGATAATCAAGCGTTAATAGCAGAATTTAAAAATTTAATTTCAAACGGCTTTATCCAAGTGTTTGTTTGGATTGTGTTAGGAGATATTGCAACAGGTATTTGTAAGGGAATCTACAGGGAAGAAGGAAATAGTACAAAGGGATTACCTGGATTAATTAAACATTTACTTGTTGTATGTTTAGTTATAGTGACCTATCCATATTTAAAAATAATGGGATTCTCATCTATTGCTGATGGTTTTGTTTTATTTTACATTGCTGTTTATGGTCTTTCGATTACAGAAAACTTAGGGCAGCTAGGTGTTCCGTTACCTTCTTGGGTTAAAAATCATCTAAGCAAATTAAAAGATGAAAATGATAAAGGAGGTGAACCGAAAGATGGTACAGGTAATTAATCAATCTGTTTGTGGAGGAATTGCTGGTAGACGCCCCAACGCAACACCAAAAGGCGTTGTCATTCATAACGATGCAGGAAGTATTTATGCGACTGCTGCGCAATATGTTAATGCTTTAGCTGTAATGTCTCCTACGCAATTAGCGAATGGTTTTGCTCATTATTATATTGATCGAAATACAATTGCACGTGTAGAAGATACATTCAACGCAGCTTGGCATACAGCAAATTCAGATGGAAATTTGAACTATGTTGGTTATGAGGTTTGTCAATCGATGGGCGCTAACGATGCAGACTTCTTAGCGAATGAGCAAATGACATTTAAACAAATTGCTGAAGATATGAAGTTTTGGGGCATGCAACCTAATAGAGATACTGTAAGATTACACAAAGAATTCGTTCCTACGGCATGTCCTCACCGTTCGTGGGAATTGCATGGAAAAGAAACAAATGCCGTAAAAGACTATTTTATTAGCCAGATAAAAAAATATATGGGCAATCCAAACGAAGGTAATGGCAATTCAAGTAATAACAATCAAAATAATATAAAAGGTGGAGAAACGACTATGCAATGTTTATACGAAAGACCAATTAATTCAAAAACAGGTAAACTAGAATGGAATGGAGATGCTTGGACGGTAATGTTTTGTAACGGAGTGAATACAAGACGTGTGTCTCATCCGGATGAAATGAAAGTCATTGAGGACTTATACAAGAGAAACAACGGCAAAGATATTCCTTTCTACGGACAAGATAAGTGGAATAAAAATGCGCCTTGGTATAATCGCTTAGAAGCTATGTTTCCAGTTGTAAAATAAAATATAGTAAAATATTTATAGGTAGTGTAAAATAATAACACACTTATTAAATTTCTTTTGAGTCGCCTTTCTAAGGTGGCTCTTTTTTTGTTATTTAATTAAACTTAACAAATATGATAACCAGCTTATGATTAGGCATATTTACGTGTTTGTAAGTGAAAAAACTTCTTAAACTTGTTTTAATGCCGTTTTCCAAAGGGGTGTATGCTATATTTTTATTGCATATAATGTAGCTAAATGTTATATTATAAGTGTTAAGGAGGGGCTAGTATGAATAAAAAATATAGTATTTTTGAAATAGCTGATTGGTTTTTGAATAAAGAGTCAATGACTCCTAAAAAGTTACAAAAACTTTGTTACTATGCACAAGCGTGGAACAATGCACTTTTAGATGATAGCATAATAGATGATTCTGAATTTCAGGCTTGGGCGCATGGACCTGTTTCTCCAGAATTGTATAATAAATATAGAGAATATAGATGGAATTCTATTCCTAAATGTACTTCACCTGCTGCAATAGATAATCAAACTGTGGATGTTCTAGAATCAGTTTGGATTACTTATGGTGATAAGTCAGCAAATGAGCTTGAAGCATTGACTCATACAGAATTACCTTGGAAACAAGCAAGATTAAGAGCTGGAGTTTCAGAAGGAGATAGTTGTAGGGAAAAAATATCTACAGAAGACATGGCTAATTATTATAAAAGTGTGTATGTAGGTGACTAATAGTTGGCGAAGAAATTAACAAGAGATGTAGTTGTAGAAAATGGTTCTTTTTTAGATAGAAAATCAATGAAATTTCGATTTTGTATTCAAGAGTGTTTGGACAATAAATACTGCTTCAAAAAAATGGATAAAGGTTCTTTGAAAGAATTAGATAAATTTATAGCTGAAACAGCAGGAAAAAATTTATCAATTACAGAGGTCGATAAATTATTTTTGCGGACCAAAGGCCGAGGAAGTAATTATGAAGAAGTTGAAATTAATGGGATCAAAAGAGAAGTTTATCATTATGGCAAAGACCAAAATCCATTTAGGGTATTTGGTTATTATAATGAAGACGGGTATTTAGTGATATACAGGATTGATCCAAAACATAAGTCTCATAAATGCAAATAGTAATTTATTAATACCTCTTATTATTTAAGAGGTATTTTTTCAGGACCATTAGCTCAGTTGGTTAGAGCAAACGGCTCATAACCGTTCGGTCGATGGTTCGAATCCGTCATGGTCCATAGCTAAAAATAAGATAAAAAATCTTGACAAGTTGTCTTATATATTAGAGTCTTAGTGAAGAGAGATGTATTGGGCCAGCCATTACACTGGAAAGTGTCTAGAATTGATTTCAGACACTTTTTTAATTTCTAAAGAAAGTAAAAATAAGAGCTGCACAAATAGAAATGATTAAAAACATTCCAATATCATCATCTAATGTTTCATATACTTCAACAGGTTTCATAAAATGTTTAATGATATTTTTCAT